ATCAGCTACTCCCGCTGTTTGCCTCGTAGACAAGTTACCAGCGAGTAAATATTTGTTGTGATAAACAGTTCTGCCGTCTGCCTCAGTCCAGCCAACTTCACCAGTTAACGCAATACTTTGAATGCGTGTGTCTGGGCCAATGGTAAGCGTGTTGTCTAAAGCCGGATCATAAAACTCAATTGGCAACGTAGTAGCTGTTGATGTTGTGCAATACAAACGGCTATTGTTCATAATGTTGCCACCAGCATCATTGAACTGAACGTCAACACTAGCAGATGTGCCAGTGATATTCAAATAGAAATCACAGTTGTTTGTGTTACCGCCTTGGCCACTGCTAGGGTCAAAAGCCCCGCCAATCTTAGCTTTGTGGCGGCAGTCTTTTTTGTTGCCATAAATTGCAAATGTGCTGTTTTTGGCATAAGTGCAAATAAACCCAATTACATCAGCAACACTATCAACTACAGTCCATGGATTGCCGGTATAACTTAACAGCAACTCCGCAGCAGTTTTGGTCTGAATGATCTGCATATTAATGTCAATACCAAATACACGACCAACTCCAACGTCTTGCATACAATTAATGCTTTGACCTCGGATGCGAACACCATTTGTGCTATTTGCAGAAACTGCCGAAGTCGCTTCACCTCCACCAACGGTAACACCTTGACGGGCGTTTGAGACAACAATGTCAACATCAATGCTAACTGGTTGTGTGAATGCAAAATCGTTGTCTGGTTGATATGCAAAGCCATACACACAGCCATCAGCAAATATATTGGTTGCTTTAAACGAGCCCATTACAGTTGTAGTAGGTTCGCTTGGTGGCTGAATTGAAACAGCCCCGCCGCCATCAACATAAGTTATTTTGTCAACAAAACCTAAGTTGTAAGCCCAGAAATTGTCAATAGTGATGTTGTCAAAACCACCCGTAATAGAACAACCATTACTTCCCGCCGCAGTTCCAGTAACTACAGATTGAACTTGTAAATCACGGACATGGAAATTTTTAAGGCCGTTCAATTGCAGAACGTCAGCACCATTTATTGAAACCGTTTTTAAAATAGAGCTAGGGCCATCTCCAAAAATGGTCATGTTGTTGCAATCAAGCAAGGATGTGATTGTCCCCGAGCCTTGGTTAAACGGAAAGCTGCGTTCCCCTGCAACAACGTAAGTTCCTGAAGGGAAATACAGATTTGCGCCAATTGGATACGCATAATTCCAAGCCGCAAGCATGGCATCAAAATCATCTGTTGTACCGTCACCCGTAGCACCAAAATCTTTGACGCTAACTGTTTGCGCTAATCGTGCCTCAACATTTGTGTCCACAGACCCCGTAAATGGAGGATCGTAAGTTACCGTAGATGAATCAATTGGAAGTACGATATTGCTTAAACCATACAAATCATCGTATGTGGCAATAAGTACATCATTGCTGTCTTTAAGAATAATCTTATAGCCAACACCATTGGTTAACCAAATTTCACCACTACCAGGCACGCGGCCAGCAGAATCCAAAACAACAGGGTTAGTCCGAGCAGTGGCGCCATTTGAAGTTGTAAATGTAGCCGCAGGCGTAGTCGTACCAGCAAGATAGGTGTACAGCTTGCCGCCGGTCAAAACAGCACCGGTGCTTGTAAAGAACTGAGCCGCAACGCCGCCCACTGGGGAAAGGTTTACTGCCATTTAGGTCACTCCAAAAGAATTTGTCCACCGTCCTCTTGGACAAGGTTGTCGCCAGATTCGGTAAGAAGGTTGCCCACCGAGCTGCCACTGTCGCGTGTGCCTGTAAACAGCGTGGCAATGCCGCCAAGGCCAAGGCCCAGAGCATTGCGAAGGGCGACACCAAAGCTCATTGCTTGTTAATCGGTTTGCAGTAAATCACGCCGTCATCCGCAATGCGGATGGCACTTACGCGAAAAGGAGCGCCAGTGCCCATGATCACGTAGAACGGGATTGGTGTGAACGCAGGGATTGGGGTGCTGGCAGTCGTGGCCACCGCACCTGGGCCAACTTCCACATAGCAAGGAGTCGTAGACCAGATCACCACGCCTTCGGGGCCGGGGTTCCAATCAGCAGTATTGGCGGCAGAAGCGGTATAAGACGCAGTGCGGCCAGGGAAGTCGGCTTTTGATAGAGGGTTGAGAAGTTCCATGATGATCCTTACGCCAAAAATTTCAATTTGTAGAGTGTTCGGAGATATATCTCAACGATATTATCTATCAATTGTTGCAATGATGAATCAGATTTATCACACACATCGTATCTTGCGGCTTCAATTTCAGCAAGTGAGTCCTGCAAGAATTCAGTGATGTTAGCCGTCTTCTTGGCCGAATTCAAGGTAATTGGGCCAATTAAACCGTACCGGCCTTGGTAGGCTTCGGCAAAATCATCAGCCGCACCAATGATGCGGTTGTAGAAGATGTTGAGCGCTTCGTGCTTGCTAAAGCTGCGGGTGTTCAAATGCACAGAATGTGCAACATCCCGAGCCAAGAACAGCAAGCCTAAAAATTCATTTGCTTTCATTGTGGCATTCCTTGTGGGGGCATCATTTGTTCAGGTGGCATCATTTCCATGGGCATGGATTCCTCACGCATCTCAGGCATCTGATTCATTGTATTTTGCGACTCCATGGCCGCAGCAACAACACCCATGGCAATGTCTTGGATTTGTTCTTCGCTCATACCGGCCTGCACAGCGGCGATGCGTTTAGTCTCAGCATCATAAAGTTTGATCTGAGCCTCAAAGTCCTTGCGCTCCATGTCTTGCACTTCAATGGACTTGCCAACATTTTGGATCATCTGGTACATCTGCTCCATTTCCTGACCCATGGCCTGCATTTGCTGCTGCGCGGCCTGCAATGCTGGGTTGTCCTCGCCATCCGACAAGAACTTGGGATCAATGGTCTTAGCAAAACGCTTGGACATTTCCTGAGCGCCCGGCCAATCCATGTTTTTGACAAACAAGTCGCCTGCCACAGCCCATAGTTGGGGATTACCTTGCAGAAGTTGAGCCATGGCTTCCAATGCCTCTTGGCGCTTGGTTGCATAGCCTGGGCCAGTTGTGGCCACCACATCGTACTTGCCAACGCCTGGGTTGTAGATTTTCTCAATCACAATGCCATTTTGGTCAACAATCTTGTTGACAGGTTGTGGCTGATCTGGGTTAATCTTGACCATCTTAGTCTCGCCATCTTCACCGATGATGCGAGCAATGCGCTGAGTGTCGTAAATTTTGGGGATCAAGTCCACCAATTGACGAGCCACATGGCGCACAGCGCGGGTCAGATTGTCACCATAGTGGAAAGTACCTACGTCACCCTCACGCTGGCGGGCCAGAATAGCCTTACCAGAGCGTTCGTTGGAACCCATGCCCAATGATGCGTTGTATTGACCAGTTGTGGATTTAATATCCTCAGATGCCCCAGCCTTGGCTTGAAGCAATCCACTGGAAGCCATTGGCGGCTGGGCACGTTGCGGCAAAGGCAACACAGCACCTTGGCCGTCGGTAACGTCTGGATTTACTTCGAGGTATGGCCAATTGTTTGTATTGGCCGTCTTCCACTTGTCTTCGTACCCCTCGAACTGGCCACCATAGCCAATGAACGGAGCCTTGGGCGCCAAAGCCAGCATCTCAGCTTCTTGAGACACCCAGTAGTTGTACATGCGCTGGGCATCCTTGGCGTTACGCACCAAGCCTGAAATGTAAATACGGCCATCAACCTCAAACTCATTGCCAACAACACGGATCACGGGGATCCATTTGCCAGCCCATTCTTTTTCTTCAAGGATTTCATAGCCGTTAATCTTGCAATATTTAACCCGTGGGCGGTCAGACTCACGGCTGCGCTTGGGCTTGCCAAATTGCAGTTTTAAAACCTTGTCTTCTGGCGTGCCTTCAAAGGCAGTTTGATTGCCGGGATACAGGTTTAGCGTTGTCTGGTCATAGTCAATGTAGTAGTAACTGGCAATGCGCACAGTGTCTTCATTGAGCCAGTTGCTGATCGACTGATCGCCAACACCAAGCGACTGCAAAGTAGAGATAGGCGCGGCATCTGGGTACTGGCGCTCATACTCTGCTTTGGTCAGGTCTTCGGTAATAAAGCAATACTTGGCATCCGCACCCGTTGGGTCTTGCATCAATGGATCCATGTAGACCGAGAAAGAGTTGCGTACTCGCCCAATCTTGATGTCCTGATCAAACGTGTTTTCGTCACAATACTCGGTTATCAGGGTGATGTAACCCTCGCCATAAGACACCTGATTCTCGCAGGCCGTGTCGTAGGCCACATCAGCGTCAGAGATGTACTCAATGTGGCGAATCATGCCGTTGAAAATCTCAGCCACTTCCACGTCAGCGTTGTCATCGACTGGAATGACCTTAGCGCCTGGGCGGTTCTGACGCATGTCATTCGTCACTTGACGAACGTGCTGCGGCAGTTTGTTGATTGTCAGTGTCGGGCGTGCGTTGATCGTTTGACCCTGCACCGCACCGCGAGTGGCCAAAACGTCAGCAGGCCATTGCCAGTGATTGTCGGGTGAGCCTGCGTAAAAGCGCAGATCGTCAATCTCGTCTTCGCGGCTCTCGGCCAAAGCAGCAACGGCCATGTCCAACCGCGCACGGGCGGTTGTCAATATATCTGAAGCACTCTTTTTAGGCTTACCGCCAGCCGCTACGTTAGCCGCCGCAACAATACCAGTAGGATCATTCATTCCAAAACCCCTAAAATGTGAGGCTCACGCATAATGACATAATCTTTGCCACCCTGCTTAAATTCTTGCCCTACATCGAAGTATACATGGTCACCAACTTTGATGTCTAGGCATTTTGGGCCAATTGAAATTGCAATGCCAGTACCTAGCTTCTCAGTCTGAGGCAATACAAACAAAGGGTGCTTGTCCACATCGCGCTCAATGATGATGCAATTCTGGAGTGCTTTCATTTCTTCTTGGCCGTCTTGGCCGAGTCTTTAAAGTCCTTGGCCGAAGGCGCTGCCTTTGTGCCAGGCTTGTTCATCTTCTCACCAGAGCCAGCCTTGATGCGTGCCTGTTTTGCATGAATATTCGCATAGAGTCCGGGTTTGGTAGCCATATCAACACTTCCATCGTTTAAGAGCTGCTTTAGCGCGTTCGCCATCTTTGGCGTTGGCCGCTACTGCGCCCATTCTTGCACAAAATGAGTCCTTGCGGCCTTGGTCTGCCTTGGTTTTAGGGTTAGGCGCTGGCGCCTTAAGGTTTGAGCCAGTGGCTGCGTTGTACTTAGCGCGGCCCTTTTCGGTCAGGCCAGCACCCTTGCTAACCGGCAACTTCTCGCCGCGACCAACACTTAACGACACGCTCTTTTTAGTCGCCATTATGAACCCATCCATGAAGTTGCAACCACACTACGATCGGATTGTATGCGCCGCGCTGTATGTTCACGCGACTCCCGATGTGCTATTGGAAAGGCAAAAGTAACGGCCAAAGCATCAGCTGCATCAGGTGAAGCGATACCTCGTGCTTTCATTTCCTTCTTACCTTCCAAAAAGATAGTACCTGCGGAATTGGGCTTTTTAGTCGGCCCGATCAGGTCGGCTTTGAGCTGTCTGTCGGTAGGAATCGAGGCTGACCTGAGCCATTCGCGCATCATACCCCACATCTCAGCTCTTTTGTTACCCCACATTATGGGGTTTTTCGCTTTCCAAGCAAAGTTAACCCCGCGCACTTTGTACCGCTGCTCGGTTAATCTGTCAAGTATTCCGTACCCAAGGCCACCCTCGTCAATCACGGTCAAAACAGGCTTGTATTCTTCGATGGCCTCGATGACATGACCGACAACGCTCATGGTGTCTTCGCCTTTGAAACGCTTGATGGCCACCAAATCACGCCCTTGGCGCACCACAATGACTGTGCTGTCCATACCGCCCCTAGCAGGATCAACACCGATCACAATCGGCGCTGTTAGGTCTTTGTACTTAGGCCGTTTGAACGCATCCTCGACCACAACGGGCGAGATGAACTGGTCTTCGCCCGATGCTGGAAACTCGCCATAGACCTCGATGCGTGCCTGTATGGAGTCTTCGCCGTATTCGGCAATAATCTGGTCGTAGATGCCCTTGTCTGTGCCTTCTACTGTCCGAGCATCAATGATCTCGGTGTCCCAGAAGTCTCGTTTGGCGTTGAAACACTCGAAGAAGTACCCAGTGTTTCGCCGCGGGTTACTGAACGCAAACCAATACCTGTCCAAAATCTTCTCGGTAAAGAAGCCGCTAGCCACGCTCCATATAGTGTCTGGAATACCGCTGGCTTCGTCAAAAATTACCATCATGCCATCGTGATTGTGGACACCGGCATACGAGTCTGGGTTCTCTTCACTCCACAGCTTCCCCTCCGCGGCCCAGTAACGAGTACCCTTCTTCAGATCACGTTCAACCAAGTCGGTCAGCCACGCAGCAGGTACGAGTTTAGTAGCTGACGGCTCCCACCAGTGCGAGTTAATCGCCATGGTCGCCCACTTAGTCAGCTCACCCCAGGTTACTGTGCGCAGCTGGTTCTCACTGTTAGCCGAAACAATGACCGAACTACCGATCCGGGTGGTCAGCATCCACAGAATCAGCCACGACACCAGGGCCGACTTCCCAATACCACGACCAGACGACACCGCACGCCGCAGCGCATCCATGTCCATCTGTCCACGGTTGGTCTTGATGTGATCGGCTATCTTTCTAAGTGTCCTGCGCTGCCATGCGCGTGGCCCTTTGAAGTGTTCGAGGGGTGTATTCTTCTGCCCCCATGGAAACGCAAAAAGTACAAATGTCTCTGGGTTGTCTGCAATCTGTGAACTCCACAGTTGGCTCATCAAGACCTGCTCATCTTCCGGCGAAAACTTTAACGTCTGCATTTATTTCGCCTCTATATCAGTTACATCGGCCAAATCAATCACCCTGGCATTCGCCGCTTCGATGGCTGCCAGTATCGAGATCCCACCAGTCATCTCAATGTTAGTGGTCGCTCCGTACTTTTTGCGATTGTGCGCACCCATGAGCCACTTGCGTGTGTCGATCTTTAGGCGGCTACGGTTCACATCTTCAAGTGTGTCATCCGCATCGGCAATCTCTATGATCTCGCCGGCCATGAACTCGGTGCGCATCTCTTGGGCTTCATCAAACAACTGCTTACGGGTCGGGTCTTTCTTGATCCACCGGTAAAAGTCGTTGTAGTCGATGTGCCGCTGGTCATCATTGAGCACCTGCGACAAGGACTTGCCGTGGGCAACCTCATCGATGACTCGCATGAATACATGCTCATACTGAGCCAATACCAATGACTTCACCGCAGGGGGTGATTTGGCAAGCGTGCGAGGCGCAGGGTCTAACCAGTCTGGTATTTCGATTTTGTTGTCGCTGGTCATTGTGACATTTGCGCCTACAGGATCGGGATTTAATGATTCCATAGTGCTGTGGATCATAGCGGGGTTTTGGGATGTGTGCAACTGTGGGATAGCGGAACCCAGTGGGTAACGGGTTAATTTGAAAAATAAAAAATTGTTCGTGATACCTCCCAGTCTGGGCCCCTTCGGCCTCCGGCCCTACCCGGCCCCATCGCGCAACTGGCACGGATTTTGCTTTGCGCCGTGGGATCGCTGGCGCTGGCCATCGCCGGCCATTGTGTCGCAGGCCGCCGCGGGATCGCTGGCGCAGGCCATCGCCGGTGAATCGATGCGGCCATGTGCACCCAGCGGGTGAATCAGTGGCCACAAAACCCAGCGGGTGCACGGGATCGCTGGCCATGGGCACGGAAACCCAGCGGGTGAGGGAATAACCCAGCGGGTGCACGGGTTCGCGGGATCGGTAGCCAGTGCGTCAATTGTGACATCGCGCAGGCGAGGGGGCTGATTCATACAATTTGAAACAGCACAAGAAATCAGGAATCCTAGAAACCCTCTCCCTTCTGTAAGTCACAACTGACGCACCAAGGGAAGCAGGGAAACCCAGAGGGTTAGGGAAAGCACCTAGTAAATATTTTGTCGAATAGTGTTGACAAGCTCACCCACTGGGTTACAATTCATTCACCGGCACACAAAACCGGCCCCGTAATTTGTAACAGTAAACAAGGAAACATCATGAACAAATCTGAAATCCGCGAAGTACAAAAGATTAAACAGTATCACGCCGCCGGCTTAGGCCTTGATTTTTGTGCGCGTGCATTGTCTGCCCTGATCCGCTCAGCTCGTACCAATAGAAGCAAAATCGAATTGTCACGAGTGGCCGCCGATATCGGTTGCCAACGTCACCCTGAATTCATTTGCTAATTAACCCGGCCAGGCGCGAAGCCTGGCCACTGTAACCCTGGAGAATCTAATTATGAACAAGTCAACTGAAAAACTATTGAAACAACTGGCAGGCGAGTACGGATACGTTCACGTTCTGCGCCGTGAGCTGATCGAATTTCGCGCCGCCCGTCAATTGATCTTGGCTGGGATCTGTCACGAAGATTATGAACAGTCAACCGGTGCTTATATTGTTTTGAAGTTTGGAAAGGTTAAGCCATGAACAAACACAATTTAACTTATCTCGAAATGTACCCCGAAGCCCTGCCCGCTGAGGAACCCTCAGATCTGGCCATCATTGCCGGGGCCGTGGCTTTGCTGGCCGGCCTGGGCTTTGTCCTGATCGTTCTGTTTTCACTGTAACCCGTAACCCGTAACCCTGGAGAATCAAATCATGAAAAACGAAAACCCCGTATTGCTGGCCGCCGCCGTTGATCGCCTAGCACTGATCAAGGCCCAGATCGCAAACCTGAAGGCCGAAGAGGATCAGATCAAAGCCCAGCTGATCGAAGCTGGCCAGGCCGCCATTGAAGGCCAATTGCACCGGGCCGCTGTGAGCTTCTGCCCTGGCCGCGATGTAACAGACTGGAGGGCCATCGCTGAGCACTTTTCGCCATCGCGTCAATTGGTCACTGCGCATACGGCCACCGGCGCAGCGTTCTACACCGTGCGCGTGAGCGCTCGCAAAGCATAAGGGGCAGGCCATGAAACCGATTGTTTACTACACTGACCCTGGGCACGGTTGGTTCGCCGTGAAACGTGCTGAGCTGGCCGCCCTGGGGATCCTGGGCCAGGTTTCGCACTATTCCTACCAACGGGGGCGCACCGTATACCTAGAAGAGGATTGTGATGCTAGCCTATATTTTGCGGCGCACAAGGCCGCCGGCACGGTTCCCCCGTACATCGAAAAGCACACCGATAAGCGCCACCCGATTAGATCTTATGCAACATTCAAGGCCTGATCGTGAATCTATTCAATCAATTTATCACTGACACTTTTGTAACCCGTAACCGTAACCCTGGAGAATTGAAAATGCACGAATATGATGATGAGGCCGAAGCCCTGGCCAATGAAGACAGAGCACGCCGCGTAAAAGCCAACGTGGCCCGCTATTTTGCGCCTGGGGATCCTGAAGCCCCATATGATGAATTCGAGATCGATAGCGATGACGGGAGCGATGAATTATGAAATACCATTTTGTTTTGAAATCTGCGAATAGTAAAACCGGCCCTCTGCCCATTACCTATTCCCAGCGGGAAACCTGCCCCCAGTCGTGCCCCCATTACCGGGCCGATTGTTACGCCGAGGATTACTACACCCGCATGAGCTGGGACAAAGTGGCCGAGAGAGGGGGCACGCTGGCCGAGCTTTGCGAATCAGTGGCCGCCCTGCCCGCTGGCCAACTGTGGCGGTTTAACGTAGCCGGGGATCTGCCAGGCGCAGGCGAGCACGTTGACGCCGCCGCCCTGGGTGAGATTGTGCGTGCCAACACTGGCCGCCGTGGTTTCACCTACACCCACAAGAAAACCCCTGAAGCCCTATATTGGGCACAATGCGCCACTGACTGGGGCTTTACGGTTAACCTGAGCGCTGATGATGCCGGCGAAGCTGACGCGCTGGCCGCCGTATCAAGCGCCCCGTTAACCTGCATCGTGCCCATGGATACGCCGGAGAAAACCGAAACCCCAGAGGGCCGCACAATCATTGTCTGCCCAGCTCAAACCCGCAACGATATCACCTGCGCGACCTGCGGGCTTTGCGCCCGTGCTGATCGCCGGGTAATTATCGGGTTTCGCGCCCATGGATCCCGTGCCCGGGTAACTGATGCGCTGGCCAGGCGCGTGATCCCTATTTTGAAAGCCTGAAATTATGAAACACTTTGAAATTACAGTAAATAAACACAATCTTGAATTGATTGTTGACCCTGAGCGTGAGCACTGGTTTTTGCTTTTCCCAAAATATGGCCAATATGCCAGCGGCCAGATCGGGCACGGGAGCTTTGAGCGAAACCACAATTTTTTGAGAATAGGAACCCGCGATTATGAGCTGGTTTTTGATTGTGACGATGAACAAACCCGCTGGGAGAGCTGGTCAGTGTTTGACGTTAAAAAGCAAATTTATTTAGACGTTAACGGGAGAATTTAATCATGATCAACCTTGAAAACCTAACGGCCATCGAGGCCGAAGCCCTGGCCTATTCCGAAGGGTTCCCAGGCACGGCCAGGCAATTTGCCAGGATCGCCGACCTGCAACGGGCATTAGGGCAGGCCGTGGCCGCCCTGGAGGCCATCGCCGAGAGTAATAGCGACACAATGAACGCGAAACAGCGCCGCGGGGCCGCCGCCGAAGCCCTGGCCACAATTGACCAGATCGTTAACCTATGGGAGATCGAGCGATGAACTACACCGAAGCCGAATACATTAACGCTGGGTTTCAATTTGAGAGGGATCAGATCCCGGCCCAGTCTCTGCGCATGATGCTGGAATCGGAGAGCATTGATTTTCGCGCCGAAGCTCGCCGCCTGATCGAGCAGGGCCGAGCTGAAGCACGGTTAACGGCCACCACATGAGCGCCCTAATCGCCGCCGCTATCGTTGCCCTAATCGCCGCCTTTTGGGATCTATAACCCGCTGGCCAGGCTAACCCCTAACCTACCCCCAGCAAACCCGCTGGGGGCTTTTTTAACCCTAATTTTGAGGATCCAATGACACCAACAAACCCGCCACAATTTACTGCCGACCTGCTGGCCATGATCGAGCGCCTAGCACTGACTGACACTAGGGCCGCCGGCCTGCTGGGTGTCCCAGTGTTCACCCTTCGCAAGTGGGCCGCTGGCCAACGTGCCCCGAGCGCCGCCGCCGTTCGCCTGCTGGCCGTGCTGGGCACGCTCGAAGCGCTGGCCCCGAACGTGCTCGCCGCGCTCACGCCGCCGCCCGATGCCGCCCCCACACGGGGCGCGGGACGGCCTAAGAAACAATTGGCTAAGGCTCCCAACTAACCGTTGGTTAAGGAATCCAACCATTGATTAAGGCTCCCAACTATGAAACAAAGTTATAAGGCTTCCAACCAGCCAACGACCATATGGCCGTTTCCCCCATTCCCAAACCCACTGGATAAGGGTACAAAGGTTCCTAAGTTCAACCCTGACAACTATGAAGACGCACCACTATGATCCACACTGACGAAGACGATGAGTTTGCCCGTGTTAAACGTGAAAGCGCAATGCGTGAAGTGCAACGATTAGGACAAGAGATAGAAGGCCAGCCCTACCATTTCGACATTTTTGTGTCCCCTTCACAGCGCAATCAAGTGCTAGAAGAGGTGGCTAAGGAAATTGAGAAAATGAAAATGTTTGGCCCCGACACCATTGGTAGTTTTGCTGTTTACATACGAAACATGAAGACGTGAAAAAGCCCCTCGCGGGGCTTGATCAATCCAACAACTCAGCCCCGTGAACACGGGGTTTTTCTTTTCTGGACAGCCTGTAAATTTCGTCAAGCTGGCGCTGCTTAGCATCAATGACAGCCTTGCGGTGATCCTTAAACTGCACAGCCAACGCAGGGTTGATAGCCCACTGGGCGTGGTGTTGGTTCTCCCGTGTGCCGTCATCCATTCGCATGACCCACCTGCCCTGCTCCAGCGGGTACATCGCGCCGTAGATCATTTGGTCTTGTTGCCACACGTTGACCTTCTCGATTTGACGGCGTGCTGACCGCTTGATCTCGGCCATGGTGATCGTGCTCTCATCGGCGTGCTGAATGATGTAGTCACGCAGCCATGTGTCGAAGTTGGACGAGCCGCTTAACTCGGCCAGTGCATACCGATACGCCGGCACAACATAAGACTGAACCAACTGAATCACCCGCTGGGTCAGCTCTGCACTGACCGCCATGCTAAACGGTGACTCGATCAAATGGAACATAAGAATCAAACGGCCCGTTAAGCCTTCCAACTTACCGAAGGCCGTCATAAACGTATCGTCAGACTGCAAGAGGCGCTCATCATTGCGCTTGCTGTCGTACCAGTCTTGGAACGCTTGGTAAGTAGCTTTGGCCTCGGGACTTAACTGGTAAGTCATGGCAGGCAGGGCAAACACGATGCGCAGGGTTTGCTCCCACTGATCTTTGTTCAGCAGGTAGTCGGGGATCTCGATGGGCTTTTTGGTCAGGTCGCCGTTCAAGATACAAGGCACAAAGCGCTGAACCAGACCGTCAGCGCTCAGGTTGTGCAGGTTCTCACGGAACACACGGGGTTGAATGTTGCCGTAAATCGAGACAGCCAGGTTCTCGGCATAGATCGATCCACTGCCTACCCGATCCATCTCATAGCTTGATGACTCGTAAGCCTTGACCCATGCTGAGCGATCCTCACCGCTGGCCTTGTCAGTAAGTTTTCGAACCCAGCTGTTCATCTCATCTAAGGCGCAGAGCAACCCTCTGGGTCTGTCTGCTGCCAAGCGCACCAGCTTTTGACTAGTTACGTCATCCACGGTAATGCGAAGGGGCACGGGCTGAGGCGGCAGCTCAAATACTGACGGTGCTTGACTGGTGTCCATCAGCGCCTCGGGTGATGCTGAAAAGTCAAGAAAAGCCTTTTTGCTTGAGGCAAACATGGCCTCCTGCCCTTCCCAGTCGAGCATCTCTTTTCTAAACCTTGGACGGTCTTCAATCTCAAGGTGCTTTAAAGGGGCCAACATGGGCGCAGAGCCTGGTGTCTTTTTGTCTGCCGGTGCGCCGATGGTCATAAGCCACAGCACTGGGGGAACTTTAAAGTCTTTGATCAGCTCAAGCCGTGTGCGTGCATCGACAACACCACACACAGCGGCTAAGCCTGCGAACAAGGGAACAAGAGGATCACAGCCAACAGTCTGGCCGATCTCGTTTGCGCGTCTAGCAATGACGGCTGGCCATAAAGAAACATCCATCATCGGTGGCCTTGGCCTCAGGTCAACGATGACTGACTTTGGGTCAGCGGGTGACTCCACTTGGGCGAACATTGTGGAAATGTCTGGCATAGGGCGCACCCATCCGTGTTGTTTGGCTATGTGAAAAAGGGATCCTAGTTTGACAGCAGTTGCCTTGTCATTGCGAAAGCTCATCCATTGGTGAACAATCTGCCCCTCACCAGGGTACTTGGCCGAAGGCATCGACCAGTCGTTCCATAGTGTCAGTGCAGGTTCCAGCTGATCTGTCTGTTCGCCGGCCCACTTAAGCGCCATGCCCACTGTGACCCACTCCTCACGAGAGCAGTCGGGGTTTATGGCTTCCAACGCTGTGCGGATGTCTTCCCATGAGGCATCAATCGATTCACCTGTACCAATCGTGCGCTCTTTATCCTGCGCCAACAAACCTTGCCACAGATCAAGCAAGGGCTGGGGCAGCACTGGCAAGCGTGTCCAGTGCCCCTTGCCTGCCCAGCGGTAAGGCTGTTGTGTCTCTGGGTGAATGGATGGTGGCAGGACATCCTGCACCGTCAGACTGTTGGCCGTAGCACAGCGCAGCTCGTATGCAGTGACACCGTTGATCAGGATTTTTTTAGACGGCAGCGTCAAGCCAAAAGGCATCGTGAACAAAAGTTTGCCGTGACCAGCCCTGCCTGAGTCCACAATGACAGCATCGTTTGCATCATACAACTCTTGCAAATCGATCCCGTGTAGCTTGAGTGCTGTAGTGGTGCTATCCCATTCATCGATGTCCAGAGCCATCGTGCCCGAGTAAGCGTGAGCCAGACCAATTCCAAAGCCTTGAGGCAGATCACCTTGTGCTTTAAGAGCATTGGGTTTAAGGTTCCAACCAGGTGTGCGGGGGCCTTTTGTACCAGCAGGAATGGGAACAAGTGACCAACCGTGTCTGATATACGCATCAACAGATGCTGGATGTTGTTGTACTTGTGGTGATACGCTCATATAATTTCCCTGACTGGTACTGCAGTTGCCTGTCTTTGTTTCATGAATTGCCACTCCTTTTAGCCCCGGTCTAACCACCGGGGCTTTTCTTTGCTAAAAATTTATTTACAAACTGTTGTACAATCGTACCACACTGTGCTACACTTTGTGCAACCGTTCAGGAAAATAAATTATGGCAACTAAACCACTCACCAAATTCTTGACCGTTAGGCTTACGCCTAATGATCACAAAGCATTTCACCGCAGAGCAGAAAAGTACGGACAACCGTCTGATGTTCTTCGTGAGATAGTGCAAGCGTTCAATTCTGACCGCCTTGTAATTCAACCACCCGTAATCCCAAAGGAATCGTTATATGTCACTAGAACTCAAAATTGAAGCGCTGACTGCCGCAGTTATTGCCCTTACCGCAAAACTAGAGTCGAGCAATGTAGCACCAGCCGCACCCGTTGCGCCAGCACCCGCCCCTGTGGTACAAGTTGCTCCAGTGGTTGCCGCCTCTGCTATGCCAGCACCCCCTGCGTTTGTAGCCCCTGCGCCAGCCCCTGCTTTTGCAGCCACGGGTGCACCGTTTAATGACGGTAAAGGTTTGATCGACTATGTGATGGCCTCATACAAAGCACTGGGCGCTGCCAAAGGATCCCAGATTCAAAACGTCCTGACAAGTTTGGGTTATCAAAACATCAATGACGTTAAGCCTGAGCACTATGGTGCTTTGTTTGCCGGTGTTGAGGCACTCAAGTGAGCACCCACGCTCAACTGTCTCCCTCTAAGCGTAGCCGCTGGGCCTTGTGCCCAGGCTCGATTAGGGAGGAAGCCAAGTACCCCGAGCAGGAGAGCGGTGAAGCCGCGACTGACGGGACTCATAGCCACACACTGCTTGAGACTTGCATTAAGAGTGGTATGGACGCTGCCTTGTATGTTGGCCAAAGTCTTTTTGACCACGAGGGGCAGTTCAAGGTTGATGCTGATCGTGCCAAGCGCGTGCAGACAGCCCTTGATTACATTGCCAAACGGGTAAAAGAAGAGGGCACGCCTTTTTTGATTCCCAAGGTGATTAGCGAAACCCGTGTTGATCCTGCTCACTTGCTAGGCCGTGACGATTTGTCTGGCACTGTGGACATCCAGATCCATGCTTATGAGATTTTGGAAATGATCGACTATAAAGATGGTATGGGTGTCGTTAGCGCTGAAGGTAACTTGCAGCTTGAGCAGTACGCTTACGGTGTGCTGGCAGGCTACAAGCTGCCCGTTAACGGCAACTATCCTTTTAAGACAGTTCGCATGACTATCATCCAGCCTAAGCTGGCACTGCGGGGCATGAACCCAATTACATCGCACGATGTTTCTGTCACCAGTTTGCTTGCAAATATGGGTACAATCATTACCCAAGCTGCCGCAACTGATAAACCAGACGCGCCGCTTGTACCGGGTGAAAGTCAATGTAAATTTTGCCGCGCTAAGGGGTCATGCTCAGCGCTGGCAAGTAATGTAATGAAGGAGGTAGGAATCATGTTCCAACCTGTAGTAACGCAAACACTTGATGTCGCGCAGCAAAGCGCTGACAAAGATCCATCCACGATGGACGATGCCCAGATCCGTCAGATCATGGAAGCCGCTCCCTTAATGCGCCAGCTCCTCGAAGGTGTGGAGAAGGAAGCTCTGCGCCGTTTGGAAGCTGGTCAAACCATTGCTGGCCTTAAGCTGGTCAATGGCCGTGGCTCCCGTGCCTGGGCATTACCCGAAGAAGAGATGGCCGAGAAGCTCGTAAAGATGGGCATTCCTAAAAGCGCAATCTATGAAACCAAACTTGTCACCCCTGCTAAAGCTGAGAAGCTGACATGGGACAAGAAGGATGGCTCAAAAGTTCAGCTTACTGACCGCCAACTTACCCGCATGGAGCAGGAGTATGTGGTCAAGATGGCTGGCAAACTGAGTGTTGTTCCCGAATCTGATAGCCGCCAGGCTGTCGTAATGAATGCTGCGCCGCTGTTTAGTGCAGTTGAAACCCCCGCTGAGCTTCCCGCTTGGCTTTTGTAAATCAATGGAGTAAATGTAATGTCCGAAGTTATCTTTTTATCAAACGTCCGTTTGTCTTTTCCCCACCTTGCAGAACCCCAAAAGCAGGTCAACGAGCAAACAGGTAAGGAGCGCATCTCTTACAACTGTGAGTTCTTGATGCCTCAAGACCACGCAGGGTTTGCCCAGTTCATGGCACGCTACGGTGCGATGGCACTGGAGAAGTGGAAAGAGCACGCCAACACCGTAATGGGAATGATCCAGCAAGACCGCAAGCTGCGTTGCTTTGGCATGGGTAACGAGAAGGTCAATAAAAAGACTTTCCTGCCCTATGACGGCTACGCCGGCAATGTGTTCATCACTGCTGGTCGTGACACTGCGCCGCAGATGATCCAAGCCGATGGCTCACCTGTTGATCCTGCCAACACGATGGCGTTTCAGCAGTTGGCACGCAAAATGTATGGTGGCTGCCGAGTCAACGCTGCCGTTAAACCTTGGTTGCAAGAGAACAAGCATGGCCGTGGCATCCGCTGCGACCTGATCGCTGTTCAATTTGCTGGTGACGATACTGCATTCGGTGAAGGGGCCGTTGATGCGTCTAACTTGTTTGCTCCGGTTGCAACTGCTCCGGCTGGAATGTTCGGTGCTGCGCCTCAGGGTGCGCCTGCGATGCCTGGTGCGCCGTTTCAAGGCTTACCTTCGTTCTTAGGCGGTCAATAAGAATCGGGGTCACTGCCTCTGGGAGTTCCCGGGGGGCCGGACAGTGACCCCACCCAATTTGGTAACTGTAATGAGTAATGATTATGTGTATGACATCGAAACCTTCCCCAACGTCTTCACGCTGGCGCTGGAGCATACAGACGCGCCGTTATGCTGGTCTTTTGAGATCAGTGACCACCGTAACGATTCCAAAGAAATCATTGAGTTTCTCCAGTATCTCAAGGATACGAACGCACGCATGGTCGGGTACAACAACTTGGGGTTCGACTACCCCGTCCTGCATACGCTGATCCGCATGGGCAAATCTGATGCCCGAACCCTATACGACAAGGCCATGGCCATCATCCATTCGCAAGATGACGATGAGGGCGGTAAGTGGATGCACCAGGTTAACCCGACTGACCGGTTTGTTGATCAACTCGATCTGTTCAAGATCCATCACTTTGACAACAAGGCACGGGCTACCAGCCTAAAGGTACTTGAGTTCAATATGCGCTCAGACACCATCGAGGATCTGCCATTCCCCGTGGGCACGAACTTGGATAAAGAACAGATCGTAACCCTCAAGAAGTACAACGCCAAGGACGTGCGAGAAACCAAAGCGTTTTATCACAAGTCGCTGGACATGATCCGGTTTCGTGAGGAGCTTA